TGCCAGCCAGGCTCTGGGCCGTTCTGCGGCCACGCCTTCATGCGCAGAGTTGCGCCGGTGGCCTCAAACTTCAGCGTGATGAACGCACCCGCCGTGAACGTACCGGGGATCGTCGCGACCGTACCCAGCGTTACGGTTCCTCCGCCGGACTGCCGGATGATGTCGATCCCCAGCGTGCCACCTGGCTTGAAGGCGAGCCGCGCGTGGTACCGGTCACCGTTCGTGGGGTTGTACCGCGCATTCAGTCCGCCATAGATGTTGTCGCCAGTCGGCATGGCGCTGACAGCAATGTTTGTCACCAGCGATACGTCAGGTGAAGGTGACGTCATGTACGTCAGACGAGACACATTCTTGGAGGGATGCGCTATCACGCCGTTGCCGCTGGACACGCTGAAGTCCGCCGCAGCACCACCGGCGTTAGCCCAGGTCTGACCACTGTCAGCGGTCCCCCATCCAGCGGTCACAGTGCGAGTGAATGAGTCGTACCGCCCTGGGCCAACAGAGTTGACTTGCATGACCTCGCCCCCAGCGCGAATCCAGAACGGAAAGTCAGCGGGGTCATCGGTCCATTGGGGTCCGCTCGTAACCCTGGTAACTAGCTGCGTAGCCGTGGCCGTAGCGTCCTGGGACAGCACCGTGCCGTCCGTGTCCACGGTCGAAAACACAGCGTGTTCCAGTACGGCCGTGTCCCATGCGCCAGCGGGCACGCAGTTGAACGTAACCGTCCAGGTGTAGAGATCAAGCGTCTCGGTCCACCCCAGGACAATCAGATCAACGTCATCGTTGCTGACCCACTGGGGCAGATTGGTCAGCCGGATCTTGTCACCCTCGCGCATGTCCAGGAACGCAGGAACCAACGCATCTGCCCCAGGCTTGTGGAACATGACGCTGACGCTCGGCCACCGGGCACCGTCCCAGGTTCCCAGGTGTAGCTTCCAGTAGGCCAGATAATCCGTGTCGTCGTCGTTGCCCAGGCTCAGCGTGTAAGTGGTGTCGTACTTGCCAATACCGTTGGGCGGAGCCTGAGTTGACAGCGGACCAGTGTCAAGCGTTGCACGCGCGGACGAGCCACCATCACGGGTAACCGTCACGTCGTTGAACACGTTCACGTCGTCGTCAGTGGGCGCCAGATCCGGCCCTAGACCAGGGTCGGTGTAGGACAGTGTCAGCGCTGGATTTTGGGTGTACATGCTGGACCGTGACCGGTAGTGCAGCGCCAGCCGGTGCGGATCCTCAGTGAGTAGCCCACCGTCAGCAGTGGCGATGGACTCAAAGAGATTCATCACGGTGTCACTGCGCTGGTAGCCAACCTGCACCGAGCCGATTGGGCCAGGCGTACGGGTCAGCTCAATGTTCTCTTCACCCGCCAGGCGCATAAACCGGTTCGTCGCGTACTCACCCGAGTAGGCGTTGTCAGAACCAGTGATCAGACCAGAGTTGATGCTAGGCAACACGTAGATGTGCCCAACTCCCCAGCCCTGGGTGTTGGCGCTGGTCCAGTCGCCGGACACGACCGAGATACTTCCGCAGGATCCCGTAGCCACCGTGCCGGTAAACCCGCCGGTGTCTCCGCCAATATCCTGCCAAGAGATGGTCCAGCTAAAGCCGCTCCCGTCGGCATCGTCCTGGGCCCAGAACCGAAGGCGGTTCCAGCCATGGAAGACGTCAGCACCGATGCTCACACCCTGCCAAACCTGGCGAGTGTTGGTCACGTCCCAACCGCTGATAACAGCTAGGCCTAGGCGCATGGTGATCTGCCAGCGCCGAATGTAGCCATCGGGGGACGTAAGGCTGATTATCTCGGTGTCCATGGACGGGGCAGCGTCGCCAGCGTTGTACAGCATTTCGAGCATCCACTGACCACCGTCAAAGGCAGGCACGTTACCCGAGAATGCGGCTGTATCGCCCAGGGTTGGCAGTGGCAGCGACGATGGCAGCGTGTCCATGGATGCCCACTGCACACCCGTGCACGACGCTGGCGGACAACCAGGAATCGGCGAGTAGGCGCGGGTAGCGTTCTGCGACTCTTCCAGGGGCCAGTAGGCGACCGGCGAGCCAGACGGGATCCGGCGCCGCAGAGTCGAGTCAAGAGCCTTGGCGCCCTGGCCCAACCGGCGCATGATGCCGTTTGCGTGGACAGACGTCCAAACGTCAGCATCGTCCGTGGTCCACTCAAGCGGCCATTCGGCTATCTCGCCCATGAACCTGTCTTCGCGGTCCCGGATCTCTGCGCTACCGCTAGGCGTCCACACACGGCCCGTAGAGTCCGTTGCAGAGGCAGCCCGGTCCGCCAGGGCCCGGAAGTCAGGAGAGGCGATTACAGAGCCACCTATGCCGTTCCGGATCTCAGCGCGGTACAGGCGTCCGTTCGGGGGGCGACGCTGGTTGGAGTCCACCACGTTGTCACGGTGTTCCGTAATGCCCAACTGGAACGGCGAGGAACTGACGAAGGTGGACGTGACCCCGTCCAGGGTGACTGGGTGTCCGATCAGGTACCAACCGTTCGGGGCAGTGATGTCTTCCGCCCAATAGAACGTGACCGTATGTCCGCCGGAACCGTTGTCTACGTCCAGCGTCACGCGCAGTGCAGCACGATCAGGCAGCACCGGAAGGTACTGGACGTAGAAGTAGCCCGAGGTGTTGTTGTCTCCCCCAGTAGTCCGCCGCAGACCAATGGCACCCACCTGCATATAGATACCCCAGGACTGCTGTCCGGCTGCACCCCACTGGCCCATGACCCACTGATTCATAGGGCCATACCAGTTACCAGCCATTTCGAAGCGCACATCCAGGTCACCACCCGTGTAACCACCAGCGCTGGCCGTAGCCGTGCACCCTTCCTGTCCGTCTAGCTGTAGGTAACTGTCACCCGTACCGGGCACGCTCACCCGGACAGGGGTGTTCTGCATGAGCTGTCCGTAAAGAGGGCTCATGGCGTTGCGGCGGGAATACTTCCCACCCTTGTTGTTCAGGGTGAAGGTGAACGATGAAGGGTCAGCGGCGCTGGCCATATCCCGCAGACCACGCGTGATTTGCTTGACGTCCCGCACATAAACGTCAGAACTGACGTCCGTCCAGATACCACCTAGCTGTAGTTCCGTGCGGATATCCAGCGGGAATGTCGCCACCGCTGACCCCTTTCCTTATCGTGCACCAAAGGCAGTCTGAACACTGCCTCGTCCATCGTTTTTGACCATGCGGCGGATCAGACGCTTCATGTCTTCGTCTGCGCCGGTAACGTCGAATGTCACCGTCTGCGCATTGCGAAGCGACGCGCTGTAAACGCCACGCGGACTGATGTCCATGGCCATGCCGGGCAGGTTGCTGGTCAACCCCTGTAGCTGCTTGCGCAGTAGTGGAGTCTGCTTGTCGATACCGGCCATGAAACCGCCAATGACCATCTGACCAGCAGGGGTCAGAATCTTTCGGTCCACTGGCGCCGGACCCTTCCAGCTAGTCAGCTTGGAAGTCAGACTTCCCAGCGACGACTTGACGGATCCGAACATCGACTTGATGCCGTTAATGAAGCCGCTGATGAGCATCTTGCCCGCACCCAGCAGGACACCACCCAGGGAACCCAGCGCAGACTTGGCCTTGCCCGGTAGGGACTTAACCCAGTTGATGGCGTCGATGCCCTTTTGCTTCAGGACGCTGACCAACTTCCCGCCAGCCTCAAGAGCGACAGCGCCCAGCTTTGCGGCCAGCGGCTTGATCGCGGACCATATCTGTCCGGGCAGCGTGGTGAAAATACCCACAATGATCTTGCCTGCATTGCTCAGAGCCTGCTTGGCAAAATCGGCCGCACCACTGAAGTCACCCCGCAGCAGTGCCGCAATAGCCTTCACCGCAGGAACCAGCACGCTGGTAATGATCAGAGCTAGGCCCTGGCCAAAGAGCGTGGCTAGCTGCGCCACAATCGGAATCAGGAAATTCAGGATCGGGACGAGCGCCTGAACAACTTCCCCAATCGCGAAGAACAACGGCACCAGGGCCTGAAGGATTGGCGTAAGCGCCGGTAGCAGCGCTACAACAAGCTGCATGATTGGCGGGATCAGCGGCATGACAGCCGAGACCAGCGCGAGAAACGCACTCACCAGCGCGGACAGCACTGGCCCTAGCGCATCAATTACCGGCATGAGTGCAGAGCCAAGCTGGGTGATGATCGGTCCTAGGGCGGTCAGCAGTTTGCCCAGGATCGGTCCGGCAACCTTCAGGATTTCGCCCATAAGCTGGCCCAGTACGGGCAGCACGGTGCCAATCACGGTGCCTAGTCCATCGAACACGCCTGCGGCTGCACCGATACCACCAGCCAGGCCAGACAGGAACCCAGCCAGCGCGTCACCTATCGTGGTGAACAGAGCGCCTAGCGACTCGACCAGCGGCTGTGCTTTCTGCATGACCGGAACCAGGCCCTTGACCAGGCCGTTAACCAGGCCACCGATACCCTGCACCAACGGCTTGATCATCGGGGCAGCAGCCTTAAACAACTGCCCTAGCTGGGGGGCCAGTTGGTCAAAGATGGTCTTGATCTGACCCGCTGCCTGCTTGATGGGGCCAATCATCGGTTGGACCAATTGGCCCATGGTCTTAGTGACGTGGTCACGCAGCGACTTGAATGCGTCCTGCACACCCTTGTTGGCAGCAGCGAACTTGGCGCCGATACCCACAACGGCCAGCGGGACGGCAGCCAGGGCGCCAGCGGCACCGACGGCACCGGCCGAGATTCCGCCAAATAGCTTCAGTGTCGGCATGGCCGATGACTTGGCAGCACCACCCAAGCCGCGAATAGACGCGCCTAGGCCACGGCGTACTTCCTCGCCCATGCCACGCGCTACCTGACCAACACCACGCAACGCGTCACGCATGCGCTGACCATTGGTCATCATGGCGTGCGCAGACGAAAGCACCCGCCCGTCAAGGTGGCGCCAGTTCCCGTCAGCGTCCCGAGTCATGCCCTGGGTAGTGGCGCCAATCGATCGAATAGCTGCGGCTGCACGCCTAGCGCCGTTGACTATGTTCTGGTTATCGATCTCCAAATCAACGGTGAGTGATGCCAGCGTGGCCACAGGCACCCCCTTTCATGTTGACCACCTACGAATTTTCGTAGGCGCTTATGGTGCCGCCAAGGGCAGTGTTCACCTTCAGGACGTCTTGCCACAGTTCCTGGGGAGTCTTCCGGCGCCTGTACCACTCGGGCATGAAGTCCGATGGTTTGGCCCGTGACTTACTGCCAGCGGAGTTGTGCACCGTGGCAGCGATAATGCTTGCAGCGATGTCCGTTCGCTGTCGCACGTCAAGGGGGCCGGTAACCCGCTCGTACGCCATCCATTCGGTTAGCTCACGCGATGACGTACGGGCGAGTAGTTCGGAAACCGGCATGCCCAGGTAGGCAGCGAGTCGAAAGTAGAACTGACGCTCTGGGCGGCTGACTAGTTTCCCGTCAGCTCTTCAACGTCAGCAGCGGTTAGACCGGACAGACGAGACGCAACCTCAGCCACACGGGTCAGAGCCTGGGCGCTCTTTTCACCCAGACGCTTGATCGCAGCGCCCTGGAAGAGTCGCTTACCGCTCTCGTCCACAATGCAGGCAGCAGCCAGGCGCGCACGGTACTGGTCCATGGCCTTGTCCTTGTCAACGCCATTCATCTGGCTGTTGAGCATGGCGGACTCAAACCGGTCCCGCTCGGTGCCGGACATTCCCTGGACGAGCACAGTACCTCCCCACTCGGGTACGTCCACTGGCTCACGCTGTAGGTCGTCGGCATTCAGGATGTCGTCAGCGGAAAGGTACATGTGATTACGCTCCGAAGGTGATAACAGGCTTTCCAGAAACCTTGAACTTGAGCTCAGCGCTCATCTTGTCGTCAACCGGCGCTTCCTGGCTAAAGCCAGTAAGGACCATCTTTAGCGCCCACTCCCCCAGCGTGCCGGGGAACGTCAGCTTGTAGTTGCGCGGGATCGTGTCCTCAAAATCAGCGACTAGGACGTCATGCTTGCGCGGGTCGTAGTTGACATTGATGGTGACCTCACCGGCGTCCTTGAGACCACCGATGAACTCGCGCCAGCCAGACGCCGAATCATGCGCCGTGACGTCGTACGTCTCGCGCTCGATCTCCGGGCCCTTGACGCTGGTCACGTTACCGATAGTGGTAAACGTGGCGGTTGGCGTCGCCATGTCGGAACGCTTCAGCGCGATGCCGAAAGAATCTAGACCAGCCATATGGTCACTCCTTACTTACTCATTCGGACCAGGTATTGGGCACTGATGTGCCGTACCAGGGGATCAGGGTCATCAACCGTCAGGTGTTGCGTGTGCTTGATCTGCACGTCTTTGAAGCCAGCGACAGTCAGCGGTACGCGGTCCAGGGCAGCGTCTACAGCAGCGAATAGGTCGAACACCTCGCCGTTACCTGGTGCCTTAGACCAGATATGGACGGTGACCATGGAAGTGAGACCCTGTGCGTCATGTGCGTCATCTGGAAATTCGATGATTGAGCCCAGCGACACGAACGGGAACGATGCCGACTCAGGCACCTGGTCATAAACCCGGCCCGTAAGTAGTGGCGCCGCATTCAGCTTGGCGAATACCGCAGTCTGTAGGGGGCGCAGTGCCGTCGCCATCTCACCACCTGTTGAAGAATCGGGGCGCCAGCCTGCGCAACTCACGCTCGCCCGTACGCCTATGAATCTGGGCAGCAGGACCGAGAAATGGCTGATCAGCCATCTTGCTGGTGCCCTTTTCCACGTAGTACGCGTACTCGCGCGTCTGACCCTGCTTGATCTGAACCCAAGCCTTACCGCTATGTGTGTTCACCTTGGACTCAATCGAGTCTCGTAGGTGGCCGGTCCGAACGGGCGCTAGTTCCTTGGCTGTCTTTTCCAAGTCCTTGGCCCACTGGTCAAGCGCCTTAGCGCGCAGGCGGTTGGCCCTGGTCGGCAGTTGTGCAAGGCGCGCCAGGGCCATCCGCATACCTCGGAGACCGGACATCAGTCAGACAGGACAGCCACGTTTACCGTGGTAACGGCGCTGTACGAGATGTTCGCTCGGCCAGTCACCGGGTCACGGTAGACATCGAGTAGCGGAATGAACCCATGTCCACCCGCAGGGACAACCAGGGCAGCGTCACCGATGGACAGGCCATCGATGCTGCCAGGCGTGACCACCGTGACAGTGACAGGCGAGCCAGAGCCGTTGGAAACATGCAGCTTGACACCACCGCCAACGGGCGCAGTGTCACCACCAGCGGACGCACCCTGGTAGGTCAGAGCGGTACCGGACAGGGCGACCCGCTGAGCTGAAAGAGCAGCCATGAAAAATCCTCACTGGGAATCAGCCTGGCGCAACTCGCAGTCAGCGCGCAGATACGTGCCAGGCTTGGACGGTTCGAACGTGGCCAAGACTCGGAAGACATGACCAGGCGTCCGCAGTTCGTCCCCCCGCTTTACGTCAGCGGAGGGAAGTAGATAGGCCACGTGGGACAGGGTGGAGCCAAGCTGCGCGCCCTGTAGTCGCTCCGTTGCCGATGGCTGGCTGAGGCGACAGCGCACAGAGCCCACTTGAACACGAGCCATGGTGAATCCGCCCATGCCATCGGGGGTGCGCTGCTCGCGCCACACTTCCGCGCTGGCGTTCAGCAGTCGGGCAAGTCGGCTCATAGTGATCTCACCGCGCTTACGCCGTTACCGAATCGCGCAGCCAGGCGCGCGCGCAGATACGCAGGTAGCTCCATGTCACTGAAGAGCACGGTGTAGCTGTAGGTGGCCGAGTAATCGCCGATACGCTCCTGAATCACTGGCTTTTCTGCAAGCGCATCCGGATTGTTCCGATGCTTGATCAGCTCTTGGCCAGCGAGCCGACAGACGATATCGACAATGTCAGCGGGAACGGTGGCTAGGCCATGGGTGTAGGTCACCGTGACCTCTTCACCCTCACGAAAGCCACAGGGACGCGTCAGAGCGCCTGAAAGTAGCTTGTAGTCCGAGACTGCCACCCCATCCACGGAAACGGCTGACACGGCCGTTACGGGCGCACCAGGCAGCGCTACGCGTATACCGCGAGCCTCAAGGGTCAGCGTGCTCGTAGTCTGGCTAACCGGCGAACCAGCAGCATCACGCACCAGAGCCGAAGCCACGTCAAGGTAGCTGTTAACTGCGGCCACCTCGGACGCGTCTACAGTGACACCCCGCGCAGTAAGGTCAGCGATCGTGGCCAGTGGCGCTATCGCCATGGGGTGTCACCTCCTTTACTTGGCGGCAGTCTTGCGAGCAGGGGCAGGTGTGAGCACCTTGACACTCTCTAGGTCTTCGCGCCGGACTAGCTTCCGCAGATACTCAAGCTGCTCGCTGTCCTCTTCGAGCGACAGACGCACGGTCTGACCAGAGTTGTTGACGACCTCAACGGGCACTAGGGCCATAGGTGTTACTCCTCGAAAGTACGTAGGTGGGTGGGATGCCCAGGGGGTCACTTACGAAAGTTCGTAGGTGACCCCCTGGCTCACATCAGGGTTACGGCAGTAGACCCGTGGTCACGTCAGCGTCCAGAACGGCCAGAGCCTCCGGACGGACAACCTTGGCGCCGTACAGGTGCAGGCCCTTAATCGCGTCACCGAACGACGACTGCGGGCGGTACGCCTCAACAGAGTTGATCTGCTCGGCGTACGTGGTTGCCATCGGGTGCCCAGCAATAACGAAGTTGGACACCTCAGGGTTGGTACCAGCGGTACCCTGCGGCAGGTTCAGCGAGACCATGACGGAGAAACCGAGAATCTTACCAACCTCGCCGTTCATGATCGGCGCGTTGGAACCGTACTGGTTCGCGTAGATAAAGCGCGAGTCCTGAAGCACCAGCGCGTAGAACTCAGGCGAGACGATCAGGAATCGGTTCTCGGCCGGAACCTTAGCCTTGTCCAGCTTTAGCTTCAGCGTCAGGATCGCCTTGTACGCAAGGTCCGTGGTGTTGATGTCCGCTGGGGTCAGGACGTTGCCAGCGTTCGTGGCCATGAGGTTAGCCAGGAACAGGTCAGTCGTCTCGGCCAGACCGAACGCAGAGTCGTCCGCAGCCTTGTTGAGCAGCGCACCGCCATCCTTGGCCTGACGCTGGTCAACGTCGTCCACCTGGAAGGCAAAGTACTTAGCCTGGTCGATGACAAGCGTCTGATCCGTGGTGGCCAGAACCTGCGGAGTGATCGCAGTGCTGTTCTTGGTGTACGTCGCGATGGTCGGCCGAGTCAGCGAACCGATGTGAACGGTGTCACCAGACTGCGAGATCTCGCCCTCATAGTCACGGTTGATGATGCCGGTCTGGCCGAACACCAGCTTTTCTCGCAGAGCGACGAATAGCTCGGACGACCAAATCTTAGGGATAAAAGTGTCAACGGCCATGCCGCTTACGCTCCTTGTCTAGGGGTTACTTGATACCGAGCACGCTGTTTAGGCGTCCCTCGCGCTTAGCCTTTACGACCTGTTCAGGGGACATCCCCTTAAGGTCGTCCATGGTGAGCTGCCTCGGACCAGACGCCTTGCGCGCTGCGCCACCATCACCAGAGCCCTGAAAGCGCGGCCGGGCCGTTGCGGCTAGGTGCGGCTTCCTGGTTAGTAGTTCCTCAATCGCGTCCGTGATCTCGTCGGCGTCAACCTCGCCATCGTCCGAAACATCGAACTTAGAGACGTCCAGAAATGCCAGCGCGTCAGCGGGATCAGCAAACTTGCCCGCAGCCGCAGCCTTAATCTCAGACTTGAGGATTCGCGCGTTGGCCTTGCTCAGGGCCTCTCGCGCCGCCTCTCGCCGGATTGCATCCGGGTCAGGCTGGTCATTGTCGCCGGATCCCTTGGGGGTCTCCAGCTCAGCGATACGGGCCTCTAGCGCCCGCCGCTGGTCCCTCTCCTCACGCCATTTTGCCTTCATGGAGTCCAGGGCCCGCTTACCAGCGTCGCCTAGCTGGTCCGCACCATCAGGGTTAGGCTCACCATCGCTGCCCGGCGTGCCTTCAGCACCAGCATCCGTGACAGTCTCATCCGTGGTGGTCTCATCCGTGGTGGTCTCGTTTTCGGGCATGCCAAACTCCAATCAGCGCCTTGCGCGCGTACGAAAATTCGTAGGTGGGTGCGCAGTGCGCGCGACCCTCAGCGGAGGTAGCCGTTTTTGTACAGCAGCCGGATAGCGTGGTTCCGGTCCTCTGCTTGCTTGTAAATCTCTTCAGGCATGAGCCTGGGTGGGCGCTTCTTTCTCTTGCTGCCCGTTCCCGTGTAGGTGACCTGTACCTGTCTGCCGAACATCTCAACCTTGGCCATGTGCTTGCGCGCGTTGACCACGCTGTAGATGTTGGCGCCATCGTCAATGGCCCTGGCCCCCGCTTCACCAAACACCTTGCGTCGCTGCTCGGGTGACATCCGGTCGTACATGTCCTTGGCATCCAGCGTGTAACCAGCCTTGCGCTTAGTCACTGGCTCCATCGTGCAATCGCAGTTTGGATGCCGCTGAAATCCCGTAGAAACGCTGTACTCACGGCCAGCCAGAATGATGCATCGCGCACACGCGGGAAGCTCCACCACGCGCACATACGATGTCACCTGTCGATTCCCGACCATTGCGGCCTGGTCCGCCTGGCGGCCTGTATCAGCGATAACCGTGCGAGTCACCATGCTCAGGAAGGCACCAGCGCGGGCCATTGCGGTCCGCTTGTTGTCCCCCTGGTCACGACGCCACAGCGCGGTAGGGATTGCGCGCGCCAACAGCCCCATCAGGTTGCGTCCATCAGGGGTCTGCCTGGCGAATTGCTCGGGGATCACCTCAGCTTCCAGGTGCCCGAGTAGTTCGCGCATGTAGTCATTGCTCATGTCGGCTGCCCGAAACTGGCCAGCCTGGACCATCTTTGTCACACGGGGCAGCAGGCGGGCCCAGTGCTGCGCCACAGCGTCTGGGTCCACCTTTGCCCACTCGGCTAGAACGGCCTTAGCTGTAGCGTCAGCCAGCCGTTCCCGCTCCATCTGATGGTTGCGTGCCCGTAGGCTCCACATCGTTACCGCCGTTCACGTCCACCGAGTCCGCTGGGTTGTGCGTCATGATCTGTGACAGCGCACCCATCGGATCCGCCATCATTTCCTTTTCACGCATCTTGAGTAGGTCCGCCACCTCAGTTGGCGTCAGACCAAACTTCAGCGCGAGGAATTCAAACGGAAAACCAATCTGCTTCAACTTCAGGAGCGAGTCAGTAAGCTGCGCCGTTGAGCGAGACTCAGCCTCCGCCCACAGCACCCGGCCCCCGGCCACAGCCTCAGCCTTCGCAGTGTCCCCCTGCGCCAGTGCGATCAGGCGGAACATTTCACGCAGCGCCTGCCCAAACCAAATCTGCTTTTCCTGGACCCGCTTAACAAGACCAGTCTCAGCGGCCAGTAGGGCATCACCAGACAGGTTCGCCATCTTGCCTACGAGATAGTGTTGAGGGGTGCGGGTCTGCGCCGCAATGTGGCCCACCGCAACCTCAATCACGCGCGTGTACGCATCCAGGTTGGCGGCAGTCCACTCGGTAACCTTGACGTCGTCACCAGTGAAGAACATCACGCGGTCTACAGCGAACCGTTCCAGGTCTACCGGGCGTGAACCCACGATCTGGCCATTCTCGTCCAGGATCGGAATCTCAGGCACCTCGGCGCCCAGGACGATGCGCTGCGGGAACGATGCGTAATCACTCGCGGTGAAGAGCTGCGCCCACATGAGGTTTACAGCGTCCTGCATGGCCACCACACCAGAGATATCCGATATCGGATCGCTGGACAGCGTTGGCTTATTCGGCAGCTCCACCATCGGCACAACACCCATGGGGTTCGGCTGAGGGTTCGGCTCATCGCCCGTGTCACGTGGGGTCCAGTTGCGGTCCATCTCGTCTTCAACGGACTGCATTTGCGTCGAGTGCTGCGGCGTATACAGGATGGGGCGCTGAAACTTCCAGACCTCATCCGGCAGGTACAGCGTGGCGAAGGAGTGAAACCCATCGTCCCACCGCTTCAACGCTGCACGGCGCTTACGGCGCGACCCAGGCTCATACGCGATAATGCACTGCGCAGCGTCTTCGAAGGTGACTTCCGGCGTCTCCTCGTCATCAGGGTTACCCCAGACGAGAACAAAACTACGAGCGCTGTTCACGGCGCCCAGAAATCCAAGCTGCGAATCAGCGTCCAGCGCATTCCGCTGCCACACTCGCCAGGATTCCTTGTCAGCCTCAGTGGCACCGGCTGGCATGAAGCCGTTCACCGTTAGACGCTCTACCGGCGAGTCAGACACCACCTGGACCCAGTTGTCTGCAAACTCCCGGTAGCGCTCACCGTGGAACTTCCGGAACTGATCGGACGCAAACGCCAGACGCTGCTTGCCCCGGTAATAGTCGTCATGCTGCTGGATGTCAGGGCGCCTACGTAGCAGTTCGTTTTCTAGTAGCTGGACCAGCGCTAGCGCTTCACCGTACGTAGCCACCCTCACAACCTCTCGTTACGCCGACATATAGAGCGGCTTTCTCTTCAGCAAACCAGCGGCGATGGCGTCACACGCTGCTTCATGTGTAAGCACGCTGACCACGGCCATATCAATTTTTCGCTTAGCCTCAGGCTTGGCCAGGACATAGCGATCAGACGGGCGGGCGGCCATGCGTGCATTGAAAATGTGACGCTCGGTTATCTCGCATCCGTCATGCGAGAAATTCGAATCTTTCTTGATCACGTCTGTCTTCAGACGCTCTGCGGCTGCATGCATCTGCACCGGTCGGCGTGTGTGCCAGCGAATAACTCGCCGGTCGCCATACCGTTCCGCCCACTGGTCTACTTCTGTCTCCCAGTACGGCGGATCGCAGTACATCAACTTGACGTCGTACTTGGCGAACAGCTCGCTTACGGCTGCGTCAACTTCCAGCCGTGGCACCTGTCCACCCCACTCAGCGGGATCCCAGATCGTCTTACGGCCACTGGGCCCGTACGTTGGCGTGAACTGAAAGCCTTCCAGGGTCTCAGCGCGGATACCGGTCCAGTCGTCGCTATCTGAGCCATCAAAGCCCAGCACGATCGGAACCTTCATCAACTTGTAAGAGGACGGTTTAGGTATCTCACGGTCACTCGCGTGCGTCACCCATGCTGAATGCTCCAACCAGGAACCGTGGCCAGCCATGATCCGGTTACCAAAGAATCGCTCAGCCTGACCAGGGTCAGACTCCAGCAGCTCAGCGGCCTCCGCCTCAATGGCGTCCAGGTCGATGTGCGGGCAATCAGCGTAAACGGCCTTGTGAATCCGGCGCCGCTCAACCTTGTTTCGGTAACTCAGCGTGGCAGGCGCCTGGGGAAAGTACCGGTAGACGTCCTCAGCCTTACTCTCATGCGTCTTCTGCGCGGTCGAGTATTCCGAAGGGTCATACGCGTTCGTCGTCTCCATGCTTCGCCCGGACATACCGGCGAGACCACGACGCATCGTCTCGGCCACCTTAATCATCTTGTTAGTGGCCGTATACGTCCCTGTCTCGTCCTGAATGGCGAAGGTGATGGGGTTACCTAGCCGGGACTGCGCTGAGGACGTGACGACGTCAATACGGCCTTCAGAGCCCACACGCACGAACCCCTCACGGACGCTCATGATGGCGCCCAGGGTCCCGTGTTTGATCATCGCGCAGAGCGGCCGGTAGACGTTGGCAACCTGGTCTTCGCTGGTGGCAAGTAGCTGAATCAGCGGCGTTGGCTGCGGGACCGCCATGGGCTCACCGGGGGCATAGTCATAGACCCACCCACACGGACAGCCATGGTCCTTGCACCGGTAGCGCTCACCGCCTTCAGCGAAGCCAGCGAACACGGTTGGTCCGGCAGCCTCAGCGAGCACCACAGCAGCCGCAAAGGGGCCCTTGCCACTCTTCTGCGGCATGATGACCTGGGCACGCCGGTACACAAACGCTGAGGATTTCTGACCAACCTCGGCCGTGTCCCTCACCGTGTACATGTTTGACGCGACCTTCAATTGCCAGGCAAGCAACTCGAATGGCTC